TACAAACAAACCTAATATCAAATGAGTATAAGAGAGTAATTATAGTGGAGGGGGACGTAGGTGTTAATTTGAAACAATATGTAGTTCGTAAATCTTTCCCAAAAGCGAGTGTATTTGATACAACAACAAATGGATGTAGTCAAGTGTTAATACATCCAGAGAAGGGGGATTTCTTAGGGTGTGATGATATAGGATATTTATACGGGGTCTTACGTAAGTATGATTATACTTTAGATACTGAACTAACAAAAATTACATTACAAACAAAAGTGATTACTCCATCGAAACATTTATTTATGATAGCTTATTGATAAGATATGATGGTTGATAATATAATGCTATTATATAAATATGCCTTCTACAAGCAAGTCTATATTTACAACAAAAGTAACTCATTGTAAAGAGTCACGTTCTCTGATAGACCCAATAGATTATAGGGTATCAAGTGAAATATCCGGAACACAAGATATAATAAGTACAACATTTGCAAATGTTCTAAGTTTGATAGAAACATTGTATAGTTCTAATGCCGCAAGTAAAAATTACGAAAACATATCAAATAGTTATAATCAATATTCGTCATTAATGACAATAGTAAAAGAAGAAATAGCTAAAAATACGAATGACGATATAGCAGTGTTATTACGCATAGCGGAAGATACATTAGAATCTTCTGTAAACTTATATACATTGTATGGAGAATCAATCCTTTTACAAGTAGACCGGGCAACATTGGAATCGAAAGTACAAGATTTGATTAATGCAGTGAATGTGGAGGAAGTATCTACTACTACAAACACATCTTCAATGTCTTTAACTCAAACCTTAAAATTAGCAAACGTATTTAATTATTACATAATGATTTATGGCATGCCTTCCATGGGGGAGGGATTTGACCCAGTTAAAGTGGCATATTTAGTAGACATTTTAAGTTCTAATGGTATAGATCCATACGCATAGTATGTAATGTGATGATGTTCAAATTGAAAATTGTAGTGATATACTATATAGTGTGATGGAAGACTTCATTTCATTTAAAGAAATCTATCATCATATAGCATTAGCTATAGCCATAGTATTAGGTGCTACATGGAGTGACGCAATAAAAGCGAAATTGATGGATTATGCAATATTTAGTAGAACAAATGGAGTATTATTACAGAGTGTAATTGTAACAGTATCACTGTTGTCCATTCTAATGGGTTGTTATTTGGTATTGTTTTCATTACAGAAGGAAGAAGACGATATAGATAGCAATTAACAATATTTTGTATATATATGCAAAAATTGAAATGAATTGTAAGGATTCGATCAACACATATAATATCAATAAAATAATATCAATAAAATAATATCAATAAAATAATATCAATAAAATGTCACGTAACGTACCTCGATTTGCATTATTCGCCAAAGCATTTGAAGATTTCTTAGTAAGAAAGTTGTCTGCAACGAGTCTTGATTATTATATCAAGACAATACGCTTAAATCGAACGGATACATCGTCTGTTACTAATAGTGTTTATGAAACGACGTCGTTCAATTGTCGTGGAAATACCTTCAACTATGCGATACATGTTCAAAAGAATACAATAAATAATGTTCCATATCAAGAGTTAGATGAAGCAATCGTTTCGTATTTTGAGAAGTACTCTCTTGAAGAACGATATTATGTGCGACAAATGCAACTAACAAAGGAAGAATACCGATACCAAGATGATACAACATATTGTATCATATTGAAAGTAAAATATCTTAATTACAATAATAAGCATAATATAGAAGGCGTTCGTTACAGTGATGTTTTGCCATTCCCATTAGTAGACCGGTCGTGTACTCACGAGTTATTAGAGAAAAACAAAAAAAGGTCAACTTTTGAAATGGAAACGACCAGCATTGTTGGATTAGATGTAGATGAAAGAGAGAATGTGCTCCGTGCGGAGATAGAGAGACTTCATAGACAAATAGATAGTTTAGATATCACACAACATAATATGGAAAATATTATTGAAACATCTACCGCACGTGTTGAAGAACTTGAACGTGAAGTAGGTCAGTTTGAAGAGGAAATATTTATTGCGAAACAAGTAATTCTATCGATTCACAAGGTCAACGCTGTAAATGTGAATCCACGACAAAAATTGTTTCGCGAATTGTATAAAGAATCGAATAGAAAAGACATGTGTAGTATTTGCTATGATGAGATAAAATCAGACAACATGCATGTAAGCGATTGTAGTCATATATTCTGTTTGACATGCGCAAAAAAGAGCTATAACTTTAATAGAGCGTGTCCAATTTGTAGACAACATTCCTTACCACAAAACAGTCTTGAGTTACTATAATAAAAATAAAAATAAAAATAAAAATAAAAGGAGGTCAAAAAATTATTTCTTAGCTTTTCGTGTAGAATTAGTCCTTTTTTTTATTCTTTTTGTGCGAGTAAATTTCCTGTTATTACGAACCTTGTTAGCAAAACTTGAATCATTTTCGATAGCACGCAATAATCGTATTTGACTTAGAGCTTTTTTTTTGGAGGTACACTTAGAAAATACCTTATTAGTGTTGTTATTAAATACAGTATAGCATCTTTTATTAGGAACCTTGTGATACGAATAAGGCATTATATAAATGGACCCTAAAATAATTGTATTGAAGTAGGTAAAAATGTAAAAAGTTACATTAAAGTGGAAATATAAACGGAACCTCCATATTCAACCGCATTTTGGTATATACCATTCGCAGAAACTTCAATATCTTGCCATTGTTTAGTTCCCAATAGAGGGTCTGTAGATTTAGTCCATGTAGCGCCATAATCGATAGAAACAAAAAGAAACCCACCTTTAGCGAGTGCGGTAAGAAATTGACCAGTCGAATTCATACTAATACCTTGCCATTGGCGGTCAGTAATGTGACTATCATTTCTGGCAGACCATTGTTGTCCATAATCAGACGAGATATAAATTTCGCCAGTGACCTCAACAGCAGCTTGATATTGTCCAGTAGATGAGACATCAACATCCATCCAATTATGGTCGTCAAATCGAATATTAGATGTATTAACCGATGTAGTGTTCCAAGTATTTCCATAATCAGAAGACAAATAAATGGCTTCTGAAACAATAGTTTGATATTGACCATTATAAGACATAGAAACCCCACCTGTAGGGAATGTTTGAACCGAATTATATAAGTCACTATCTTCGTCGTCGTGTCGTGTCCATGTAATACCATAGTCGTTAGATCTATACATGGAATCTCCAACAGAAATCAATGTTTGGTATTGACCATTCATAGAAATGCTGACAAAAATGTTTGCTTGACCAACACTGAGTGTTTCCGTCCAATTAATTCCATAGTCGTTAGAAATGAAAATAGATGTGCCACTACATGCAGTCTGATATTGGCCGGTGGTAGATAACGCAACTTGATTAGCAGTAGAGTCGCCAATATTATCGCGAAAAGTCCAAGAGCTTCCATAATCAGAAGAAGTATAAATATCACCAGGTTTATCAATAACACTTTGATATTGTCCTGAAGTAGAAAGAGAACAAGCAAGCCAAAGGCGGTCACCAATGGTATCTCCAGTAACATCAATCCATTTCATTCCGTAATCAGCGTAACTAAATGTATCACCATTTTGTAATATTAATAAAATAGGTACTTTATATGTTTGTGTAATGTTAGTAGTGGTTGATGTAGTATTTTTTTCAACAAACGATGTGGTGTCAGTATAATTAATAAGGTTATCAATGGTGCTAAGATTAGTAGGACCAACATTGTTTATAGGTATAAGTGTTTCCGCTTCAATATCAACTGTCAATGTAATACTTAATCCGTTACGTAAAAAAATCAAATCCCCATCAATAAAGCCATCATCGACACCGTATTGTGAAGAAGTCGGACGATTATCAAAGACATTACTATCAACAATGTAACGCAATAATTTATTGATGTTGTGAATAGTCAAAATACCTGATAGGTCAGTAACAACCGCTCCCGAAACGTCATAATTTTCACCGTTAATAATATGATATAATCCTGAAACGTCAAATATACCATTATTTAAAGTTCTGGCAGATTCTTCTGCAAACAATGTAGAAAATCCACCCGGAGCACCGAAATAGTGAGTAACGGTGAAATTAAAGTCACTGTATAATGTTTCCATATCACCGAGTGAAACAATGTTAGAACTTAATAGCTGTGATTTAAAATCGTCAGTAGAAAAGACGAGTGTATCAGTTTCTAATTCATCATTACTAATATCATATAATGATTCAATAACCTGAGCGTTATCTTGGTCTTTTGTAATGCCAATAAGTTCGTTAAATCTACGAACACCCATTCTAATTTGTATCGCGTTACTTACATCATAACAAGCAAGAGGGCTTGAAGAATGCATGCTAATAGAAGGGTTAGTTTGTACAATGCTATAACTACCACTGGCATCAACAACATAGCAATTACCTGTATGTGACATATTATTTTGAAGTTATAATATACTAAGATAAAGTTTGTAGTCTTAGCAATAATGGTGCGTGATATTGCTGTGTCAATGTAAATATACTGTTATTAGAAGTATCAGGTAAATGGTCTTCATTCTTGATAATCAATTCTAACGTAAGATTCATACCTGGATTGACTAAAATAAGGTCACCCGCAATGAATCCATTTTGTTTGTCTTGTTGAGCGCGATTATAAAAAGGATTAGCTACAGTAAGTGTATCTAATAAGTTATTGAGTCCAGTTAATTGAATGCTACCTCCAAATGTATCAATAATGTTTCCGGAAGAGTCTGTACGAGTATCATTGAGTAAATGAATAAGGGAACCAGAGTCAAATGTATTGTTACTTAAATCATTGTAACTATCTTGTTTCAATAAATTATGAAATCCATCGGCAAAAAAAAAGTAATTATTTAAATATATTTCAAAGTCAATAAAAGAGTGTTGAAATGCTCCAACAGATACAACGTTACTAATGTCAATGCTATCACGAAATTCTTGAAAATGGATATAGAAATTGTCAGTAGGAAAGGAATTATTACTGGGGTCAAACAATGTACTAATAATGTTATTGTTGTTAGCATCTTTGACGAGCCCAATTTTTTCATTAAAAAGTCGAACATCATAATTAATTTGAACTGTATCAGTTAAATCAAATGTAATAACATCTGCAATAGTTCCTCCAATAAAGGATATATCAGTAAGTGTCATAGTAGTAGAGAACCCACCATTAGCGGTAACAGCACAATGGGTTCCAATATATACATTGTTCGATTCGTTCATAATGTATATTATTTTACTGAATACTTGTTATAAATTAGTTATATAATGGTAATACATTCTGAGTATGTTACAAATCGTACAACATTTTGAAGTTCAAACAAAAAGACCAATTGGAATGATTCATATTGATAATATTGCCACGGTCGTCATATAATCGAATGCGTAATCGTTGTACATCGACCGGACCAAAGTACTTGCGTGGTTCACTAACAATGGGTAAATCATTATCCATTAATAAACTAAAATAAGAAGCCTTTAATGATATGCGTGCTAAAATATGCGGACTTAATACAGATTCTTGAAATACATTTACAAAATGATTGTGAGAACTGTTTTGGAAATCTTCAACCGCTAAATAAATATAACGTGTTTGTGCAGGTTCAACAACAGTATCACCTATAATGCTCATAGAAGCGTCATAGTAAGGTTTAATGAATCCTAAGTTCCATCCAATGCGACTGGATATTTCAGTTTGGTCCTGAATACTGTTTTCATTTTTTCTAAAATCCAAATGAATACTATAAATAGCGTGTTTATAAACGCCATTCGGTGACAATGTCGCTTTCCCTGTTCCAGATCCATTATTATTGATATCAAGTGTAAATGCAATGTATCCAAATGGGTCTATTAGATTTACAAGAGAGCCATCGCTATTTTGTGGCGAAAATAGAGAATTAATTGTGCTAATAAAATCCTGAGCAGTATAATTACCATCAGGAACAGTGACTATTTTTTTAGAGTTGATAACTGAACCAGACAAATCAACACCGTCAGCACTAATAGGATAGTGTTGTATCTGGATATAAAAGAAGTTATTTCCGAACGACTTTGATATGGAATAGAAACTAAGGGGGAATTCCAACGAAGCCAACTGCATGGAAACAACTTTATTGAATTTAATAGGTAATTGTATGGTAAAATCAGAACTATCTGTTGAATACAAGTTTTTTCGGTATTTAGTGTCGATATTGAGGCACTTGGTTACAATCCGTGTATCTAATGGATTTAATTTACCTGGAAAAAATTCACTTGGTTGGCTATACACAAATGGAGTAGTCTGTTTTATAGCAAGTTCGTCATTTCGTGATTGTGGGTCTTCTTTAAGAGGCATCTGGTTGGACCCATCCAGAACATAATTATCTGGAATAGAAGAGGGGTTTGTTGTATTCTTACAAATGTTTGTAATAAGAATATGTTTGGCATCATCTAAAAAATTTATTAGGTCACGTTGAAATTGTTTATTTAACTGTCCGCTTGATAAGATTTTTGTGCGTAATTCATATTCAATGAGTTCAATATCACTTCGTGTATATTTCTTTTTGGTAGGTGTTAAATGAAAAAAGTCGACCAAGTCAGGTAAACTATAATTATCAATGGTTAAGTCAAACTCCATGTTTATTTATAATGTAAAGAGAATAGGTTTTTACGTCTTTTCTATATGATGTATTTAATTATATAAAATAAACTGTGTTAGACCATTACTAATTACTAAACGTATCATATACAAATCATAATGCTAAATTAATTTAGTTTGTTATATATATAATAGATCAATGATGACAAATAATTTCGATATAGACGATAATAGTAATTTGATTGTCAATGAGAATGGTAACAAATATTACAACATACCTTCTAATATAAATATATACAGAGGAGGCAATGCATTTGAATTACAAAATAATTCATTTTTTGGATTTGACATGGACCATGTTAAACAATATGGTAGTGTTAGCATGTATACAACTGATGTACCATTGCAAGTATTAGCTTTAATGGAGATGGACCGTTCAAGTAATTTTTATAAAGAGGCTCCTGAAGATATACAACAAGCGTTAGATAAATCGTTTTTTAAAAAAAATGAAAAAGGGGAACAATTACGTATTTCTGAGCCAAAATATGATTACGCTGTTGTAAATTATTTATGTGCTAAGGGATATGAGGGCTATGCAATGAATTCAACAAAGAAAACAGAAAGTGGTGCTTATTTTCATGCAGAATTAGTAATATGTAATTGTAATCAAGGTAAACAAAAAATAACACTGACCCGTCGAAATGAAATTAAAGAAGCACCGAGAATGGCAAAAACGAAGAGAAAAAATGCACTACATTCGCCAATTTATACGAACGATGAAGACAATGAAAATGTAAGTAAACGATTATTATTCAATTTCCCAAAATCATTGTTTCAAGATGATGATGACGATAAAGATGGAGGGACGAAAAAAAAGACGAATAAAAGCACAAATAAAAAGACGAATAAAAGCACAAATAAAAAGACGAATAAAAAGACGAATAAAAAGACGAATAAAAGCACAAATAAAAAGACGAATAAAAGCACAAATAAAAAGACGAATAAAAGCACAAATAAAAAGACGAATAAAGGAGTGAAGACTGATACAAAGAATATTTAGAATAGTAAACAAGTAATATTTACATATTTACATATTTACATATTTACATATTTACATATTTAACATGATGGGTGTGTGATATATATATATATATGAAGATGAATAGACATTATACATGAAATGACCACCGAGTATTGATAGAATTTTTCAAGGGAGGTAAATACTCCAAATTTGATAAGTAAACCAAAAGTATTTAGAATGAAAAAATATGTGTGTAATATAAATGTCTATTGCAACATTAAAGCGCAAAACGAATACAAAATACAATAATATGAGTGTAGGACAAAAACTATTTTCATTAAATGGAACATATCGTAATCAAGGATATGTTGGACAAACCAGTTTATCCAGGACAATAATTAAAACCCCGCATAATGGAATAGCAGAAAGAGGACATGGAGGATTATATGGAACATACAATATTAATAATATTAAGAATTCAACTATAAATAATGTAAATGATAATGATGTGGTGAAAAAGAGTACTCTTGGTACAAAGGGGATGTTAATGTCAAGATACAAATGGGTACGTCGTCCACAGCCATATAGTGTAGTAAAGCCTGATAATAATATTAATACATCCACACAAGGAGAATACATAGAAATGCAATCCCAATTAACACAACAAGGAATAAGAGATGACAGCTGTAAAAAAGGAACATATGAAAGTGTGTATCCAAACAAAAGTGTATTAGGTTGTGTAACAACTAAATCACCAAACACATATACATCAACTATAGCAAGTGACTACTTATCAACGTTAAAAGACAAATGCGTAGAGAACGATGAATCAAGTAAATCGAGTATTCTACGAACCCCATTTGGTGGTTAGAACCAATATGAACGAAAAATTGATAGAGATAAAATTCAATATATCATAACAACACGATATATTGAAGAATGGATACAGAAAGCCTTACAACGCAAATTAAGGAGTACATAGCAACATTTGATGAAAAACATAGAATCGCATATGAAATAGCGAAGACACATTTGGGAATGTCTTATCAAATTGAAAAAAGTAACGGATTTATAGAATGGAAGAAAGAAAAATATAGTGTAAAATAAAGAATTGTATAGATAATAAACATTGTGTCTATACAGACATGTATACAGATATTTAAACCTTGTTGTCTATGTTGTCTATGTTGTTTTTGTTGTCTATGTTGTTTTTGTTGTCTATGTTCTGTTTATACTGTTTATAGTGTTTATAGTCAAATGTAGTAGTTTGTAATTCGTGTTCACTGTTTAATGTATGTGTAAATGCACTTGAAAACTTTACATTGGCGGGTTTAGTTGTATTTTTCTGTAGAAAGGGAAAGTGACTGATCTTGCCCAAATAGATAAATTTATTACGAGTGCGAGTTTCTTCTTGTTTTATCAATTCATTTTTTTCATCCTCATTTAAATACCATTGGTCTTGTTGTTTTTTTGTTAATTTGGAAGGGGGGTTTTTTTGCTTTGTTTCTGTATTTTTTTTTTTGGATCTTAAAAAAGGGGCAGTTTTAAGGGCATTTTTCAAGTCGTTTGTATTGCGATTACAATTAGGTGTAAGGTTAACATCATCGTCAGTGGCATGATTATCATCGTTACTTTTGTCACTAAAGTGTATGTCCCATAAAATGGATTGTTTTTCTAATATATTATTATCCATAAAGAAGTCGATACAATGAAACGTGCACACGTATTTCATAGCCATTGTATTCAAAATAGTATATGGTAAAATTTTGTTATCGCAATAATAAGAAAAGCCAAGTTTATATGGGTCATAAGTCATAATAACATTGCCCCGTGGTGTAGTTTGAAATAAAATATTTTTGTTCCAATAAGGTTCTAATTTATTATGTTTATCTGTAAAATGCTGTTGTAAGTCAAGTTTATTATAAAATATAGAGTCAATGTTGTTATTTTTGTCAGTAGATTCGCAAAAAGCGTGAAACTTAGTTTTAGCCTGTTCGTGTTTCTGTTCGATTGTATTAACGGGTTTTATCGATGGGGATAAAAAAGAAGAAAAATATTTACATAAATATGGAATATAGATTCCGGCAATACTGGTAGAGATAAACAATAGCGATGGTGGGATTTGAAGTGACATTTTTTTTAAGGTGTGTGTAAAGAAGATAGAAAGTATATTTGAAAGCATTGATACATAATAAATAATAATGTTTATGTAGATTTAACCGTATGTTTAATAGTATGCACTTGTTCCATACGCAAAGCGGTTAAATTAGTAAGTTCTGTATCTAAGAAAGGAACTTGGTGTACTTCGTATGTTTTATATAAATTATCAGGATGGAGTGTAACTAAATAAAGTCCTAATACTTTCTGGTTGTATTTTTGTTCGAGAATATGCCTATATACATTCAATTGTAGACTATAGTGATGAAAATTGGTATCCGGAATGTGAGAAATACATTGTGTATGTGCTGTCTTATTACCAAAGACATCTTCATATTTCAATTCAAGAACACGTTTCCAATCATAAATATAAATACCATCTTGATGTGGGTCCTTAAATACCATATCAACCGACCCACATAACATTAATTCCTCGTGGAATATCATCCATTCTGTACGATAAGGTATCAAATGTGAATGGTCGTTTTGAAACTTCATAAAATATTGGTATTCTAATGAATTGTCCTGAACCGGTTCATTATTATAAAAGTATTCGATATTAGCGTGCATCTGTGTGCCCATGGAGGAGGCTTTTTCGCCATTTGCTTTCCACATGTTTTTCATTTCTTGACGAGTTTTTTGATAATACTTATATGATGGGTCATTGCTCCATTGGGGTTTCTTTAAAATCCCATCAATGACTTTATCCGGGTCAAAATGAGCGAAATGACTGTGGTTCCATGTAGTTACAGATGTATATTCTCCTCTAACTCCGTCGATAGTGTATATATGTGGGCCTTCTTCAAAACTAATACGATTGTCACGTGGATGAGGGTTATTGATTGCCAAAAAAGTAGGTGGTTCCATAATAAATAGTTTGTAAAGAGATAAAAAAAAATGATCACAATCAATTTTACTTATAAAGGATGTAAAATAAAACTAACTAAAATCAGAGACGTTATTTTCAATAAAAGTTACTTTTTCAATAGACTTCCGCAATTTTTTCTCACGGTCCTTCTTAGGTCCATCGTTTGCGCTTGTAATTTGCCCAATATAATAATAAAATGAGTCTGGATTGGCTTTAATATAGTCTATATTTTGTGGTCTCCAAACATCATCAAAATAGGCAATAATTTCAGTTTCTAATGATTGAAACAATAGGATAAGCTCTTTAATAGGTAATTTGACCCACTGGTATATTCCAGTTTTTTCACAGTAAACATATCTATAATACCTTGTTGTTGTACGTAGGCTATATGTCCGTATTGGTAGAATACCATCATAGTTAGATAGCGCATCAAGTAAGATATCATTCATGCCTTCACTCATGCCACGTTTGAATATAGTATCTAAGTGGTAGGGTATGTAAGAATAAATGATTTCATCAAAGAATTGGTCGATGGAATAAGAAGGAAGGGATGTATTTTGTAATATGTGTAACGGGTTTTGTATAGTGTGTTCTTGTATTTTTTTATGTGAATTAGAAGGAGTTGTATTCTTTTCAACTTGTAGATGGTTTAATTGAGAAGCCATATATTGCATAATCCGAAGCATAATGTGTGATGGAGGCAATAGTTGTTCATTCTCAAAAAAGTCAGAATTTTCTAATAACCGGTCATACCCACATTTAGATTCGTGTAGAATATGTTGATGTCGGTTGTTAAATGACGCGTTACAAAAATAGCATGACCCGTCCATATAAGACGTTCAATGTTTTATGTTTTATACAATTTATATATACAATATAATCATAATCAATTTTGATGAAATTAGTATTTAGCACAAATGATAATAGGATAGTAAATAATACGCTTTACAGTAAAACAACAAAACCAGAACCCATATCAACAATAAGATATAATAACATACAATTACAAATGAATATGATTGAACGAATACATAATAGCGGTAATAAAAACTGTAGTAGTTGTAATGGAAAATAAATTCTCTTCATTTGTATATAATGATTGGAACAATAGGAAAAGTGTTAAACAAAGTAGCCAAGGTATTGTCAGGAAGACGCGTAATAAATATTACAGTAGCAGTAATAGCATTATTTGTCATCGTATTTGTATTGCGTATGATAGGTTTATATGAAGGTATGGAAAATAAGAAAGAAGGTATGAATGGAAAGAAACAAGAACAAATGGAGAATCAAGTGAAAGACATTGAAGATAAAGATAAAGATGAAGATGAAGAGAAGGATGGCGAAGATGAAGATGAAGAGGATGAACTTGAGAAGGAATTAGAAAAAGAAATGAAAGAGTTAGAAGAAGGTATGGAAAATTTCAAACCAGCACCATCTATGTTTCATGGTAAATTAGGTAAGAAAGAGATTACAAAGACAACTGTATAATCGTGGATGAATGATTCGTGTAACAAACTGTATAAAGCAAAAAGAGTATATAATATATAAATTATATATATTAGATATAATAGATATTATGAGTTTTTCAAATAGAGATGTGTTTATGGAACCGCGAACAGTTCAGTATGGAAGTCATATGGTAACGACAAACGTTCATAAAACACACAAGTCAAAATATATTAGCTTGGATACAAAGTATCGTGATGATTTTTCTTATTCGCATGTAGTAAACTATAACATAACATTACCAGAAAAAGTGAGTGATGTAAAAACGATGAAAATTCATAGCGTAGAGTTACCTGGGTCACTTTTAAATGTATCCAGTGATTTAGGGAACAATACGTTTAAAATGGTATCGAATAGCAATATAGCTATCATTGTTGTGCCTGATGGTAAATATACTGAAACAACACTACAAGATGCAATTCAAACCGAGATAAATGGGTCTGGTTCAAATACAAGTGACATGATAATTGATATATCGAACCAAGGAATAGGCTATGTAACCAAGTTGAAATCATCGAATTCTGATATAGCTATAGATTTTAGTGTTCGTAATGGATGTCAAGACCAATTAGATAGTCAAAACTTTACAACCAGCCTTGGATGGATGCTTGGATTTAGAAAACCAACATTAGATATTACAACATCAGATACAATAAGCACTTCTTTATTGAATTTGAATGTGCCATCTTATTTGTACTTAGCAATAGATGAGTATCAAACCGGGAATCAAAACAACTTTCTTACCCCGTTATCAAATTCATTGATTAATAAAAATATCATAGCACGTATATCGATTGACAATAAAACATATGGATTTGGAAATGTCATGATAGCGAATGAAGGCAATGGTTTATTAGTAAGTAGTTTACGTGAATACAGTAGTATGATCGATTTACAAAAGCTGAATGTAAAATTAATCTATGATAATGGTAAAATCGCAAATTTACAAGGGTTAGATTTATCATTAGTCTTGGAGATAGTACATGAATAATTTGTCACGTATAACAAAGAAAAAAATGACTAAATGACTAAATGACTAAATGACTACTAATATGCTAATACAAATTATTAGTTATTATAATTATATAAAGCTAATATGCTAATAAATAGTAGCGTTATATATTATGGACAAATTTCTAATCAAAAAAATAAACATACGTCCGAATGAAGAAAAAACCCTCCATAAAATAGAACATCTGAATAAAATAGAAAGTGTGTTGTGTACAAATGAAGATCCAGAAAAAAGAACAATAAACATAGGGATATCTGAGGAGACAGGCAGATCATTATTGCGAATACCATCTAATTTATACGAGACATTAAACAAAGAACAGGTACGTGCATTAGAACTTGCGTGTGAAGGAAAAAATGTATTTATTTCTGGTCCGGGTGGTACAGGAAAATCACATTGGATAAATTCGTGGAAAGCTATTTTAAAAGAGAACAACGTTTTTATGCCAGTATGTGCTCTAACCGGTTGTGCAGCTATTTTGCTTGGTAACGGAAGTACAACCGTACATAATTGTTTTGGATTGGGATATATGAAGGGCCCAATAGACGAAGTCGTCGGAAAAGTACTACGAAATCGACGTGTAGTGAACAAATTAAAAAAAATACAAGGTATTATAATTGACGAAGTAAGTATGATGTCAAAGCGAATGATGGAGATATTGGAAAAAATAATGCGCGGGGTAAAAAAGAATAATGTACTATGGGGAGGCATACAGGTACTATTATTGGGTGATTTTTATCAATTGCCACCAGTGGGTAAAGATAAAGACGACATAGCATTCTGCTTTGAAAGTGATCTATGGAGAGAGACATTTTCTGTTGATCAACACATATTGTTTACTACTATTTATCGCCAGAAAGATAAAGTCTATCAGAAGATTTTACAAGAAGTTCGTATAGGTGAACTATCGGAGGAGTCTATAGAGATACTAAATAGAAGAAATGGTAATGAATCAAAAGATACTCAGGTAGTTACCAGATTATATCCTAAAAGGTACATAGTAGATAATACCAATATTCATATGTACAATAAATTGGACACACCGGAGGAACACTTTAACGTACAAGTATTTACAGGACTAACCACGTACAAAGAAAATGGAAAATCCATACCGTATAGTGAATTAGACCGTTGTAAAAAAATAAGCACACAGACGAAAGAATATGAAGTCCAACGTATTATTCGTGATAGCTGTGGTTCTGATGTGTTACATTTGAAAATAGGGACTCCTGTTATGTGTACAATGAATGTAGACTTGGAAAACGGAATTTATAACGGTTCTCAAGGGAAAGTAATAGAGTTTCGTAATACAATAACTCATGGTGTTTTACCAGTTGTAAAATATAACAATGGAAAAACAGTAGAAATGGAACCATTTTGCTGGCAGTCAGAAGAATACCCATCATTAGGCATTAAGCAATTTCCATTACAATTAGCATGGGCGATGACTATACATAAAAGTCAAGGAAGTTCATTAGACAATGTTATTATGGACCTGGGCAAAGATATATTTGAGTATGGACAAAGTTATGTAGCATTATCTCGTGTACGGAGCCTGGAAGGATTACATTTATCAGGGTTTACATACAATCGAATACAAGCAAATCCAATAGTAAAGACTTTTTACAAAACATTATTATAATGTCAAATGATTGACATAGAATAAAGAAAAGTTTAGTTGATATGTAACCAATTCTATTAGTAAAAAACGTATAATATAATTAATTGACTATTAGGACAAAGGAAGTGGGTAAGGAAATGTCAACGTTCATACACGGTTATATAAAGACACCGTATAGAAGAATGTAAATTAATGAAACATAATTTTATGACTGTATTATAAGATAATGTCTAATACATGGAGAACATATGGAGGTATGAGTAAAACAAAAGCAATTTCTAAGTTTGAAATAGGAACCATAATTACTGATAATATTATTAAACGAAATAAGGTAAGCACGAACGCAGACCAACAAGTAACAGATGCGAACTTGAATATAGAAGGCGGTAATTTGCGTGTAGATACCAATACTGCGGGTGAAGGTGGAAATATAGAAGCAAATACAAATGTAATAACTAATAGGTCAGGTATGTTTGGAGAAGACATTTT